GGACCTGGATTTAATTTCAGAGGTGTGTGGGATATCGATCAAACTTATTACCTGAATGATGTAGTTACAGAGTACGGTACAAGCTATGTATGTATTAGCATAGATCCAACAACTGGAGCGAGTCCAGTAGAAAACCCTTCTGTTTGGAGTGTTCTGGCGAGTGCTGGTGCTACAGGATCTACGGGAGAAACAGGACCTACAGGACCTACAGGACCTACAGGACCGGGAATATCTTATGCTGAAATAGAGGGAGCAGTGATTTATTACGATAGTTCGGACATAGGAATTACAGGAGCTGTAGGATTCACATATAGGGCTGGTGGAACAGTAGAGAATACGTATTCTGGAGGAGGCGTAGGTCTTCAAATTACTGGAAATGATACATTTGGCGGAGAAGGATACACCAATTTTCTTCGTGCCACAAACGATTATGTCGGAGCGACGAATCCAAACAAAACGTTCAGATTAACTTCTACAGGAGATCTAGAACTTATTGATAGCGCATACAGTGCTACTATTCTGCAAATAACTGATACTGGTTTAATAACTACTGGTCCTACCGGCGGAATCAAAATACCTTTAGCCGGTTCTGTGACATCAAATATCGCTGCATCCAATTATCTTGGTCTTCACAATAACAACGGCCAGATTTTCTCGGACGGAAATTTACACATTCACTCGTCTACTGGATCAATATGGTTAAATCCACTTGATAGTTCAAGTGTCAGAGTTGGACAACAGTACAATTCAGGAAGCGGTGGCGGACTCATTGTTGAACAAAATATTACAACGAATACGACTGGCGTAAATCACAGTTTCTTCGTAAAAAACCAAACTGCCGCAAACGCTAACTTCCGAACTAATGTGACATTAGACAACTTAATTTGCAGATTGGAAGGTACTGGATCAGCTAATGACTGTATATTACAAGCAGCGACCGTATCAGGGTCATTCAGTGCTTACGTGTCGGCAATAACAAACCGATCGGGAAGCCCACCTATTGGAAACACCAATTCAGCAGGAATTACGTTTACGACAACGTTTCAGGATATCAGTGGAGCTGGTGGCGGATCAATTACGATGTCGGCGGGCGGAGATATGTTCATGGCTCAGTTGATGGATACTACTAACCAGCGCGTATATCGCATCACGGCAATGCACAATGCTAATAACACCGGGCATATCGCGATGGAGCGGCTCGCGTAATAAGATTACTAAAAGTAATGGAGATCGATATCTCGTTTATAGCAGCCACAATATCACTAACATTCATATTCATCTTTGGATGGTACTCATACAAAGCTGAACCTGTGATTGAAATTCCCGACATTTCCCGATTTCCTTTCAACGAATCTACCGGTAAAGAACGCAGTTTCGTCAACAAAACTTCAGATACGTCATTGTGGATTGAATCAACAAGACGTAAAGTCATTGGAAAAACGTATCGTCCTACATGGGAATGCGGAGTTCAAAAAACTATTAAGGAAACACGAACTACGACTGGGTCTACGTCTGGAGCCTTGGAAGCTTATATCTTGTCCAACTTCGGTCGGATTTGTCCTCCAGTGTGTGACGAGATCATTTACTCGGATAATAACGGAGGTCCTATCTTTGACGGTTCTGGATCAGAAATTTTGGACGGGAATGAATAATGTCAACAACGTGTACGCGATCTGTACGCTTTGAGCTAAGACGTAATACTAAACTCGGATGGCCTTCTAATTTTATTCTTTTGGCTGGTGAGCCGGGAGTGGAAACTGATACTGGTCAGATGAAAATAGGTGATGGCGTACGAACTTGGTCCCAGCTTCCATACGTCGGTACCGGTGTTACCGGTGGAGGTGGGGAAGGATCCACAGGGTTTACAGGTCCTACAGGTCCTACAGGTTCTACAGGACCTACAGGGTACGGATCTCCTGGTCCAACGGGTCCTACCGGTCCTATGGCACCTGCAATCGGGTTTGATGGAGGCAATTCAGCTTCAACGTATCCTTTAGGTCCTGTATTCGATTGCGGACGAGCCGAATAGTCTAAAACTAGTATAAGGGAATGCCATTCATTCAGTTTCAACTGCGGCGAGATTATGCCGCCATATGGACTTCGAATAATCCTATTCTAGCCCAGGGCGAGTTTGGGTATGAGTTGGAAACTGGGTTTCTAAAATTGGGTAACGGCGCAACAGGCTGGAACTCGTTGCCGTACTATAACACTATTGGACCCACTGGTCCTCAGGGACCTACAGGTACTACTGGTTACACTGGTTACACTGGCTACACTGGATACACTGGCTACACTGGTTACACTGGTTACACTGGTTACACAGGTTATACAGGTTATACAGGTTATACTGGGTACACTGGCTACACTGGAGTTACGGGTTACACTGGTTACACTGGTTACACAGGTTACACAGGTTATACAGGTTATACTGGCTACACTGGATACACTGGCTACACAGGTTACACAGGTTACACAGGATATACGGGCTATACAGGTTATACAGGATATACTGGCTATACAGGTTACACAGGTTACACTGGCTACACTGGTTATACAGGTTACACAGGTTACACGGGTTATACTGGATACACTGGATACACTGGTTATACAGGTTACACAGGTTACACGGGTTACACAGGTTATACAGGTTACACAGGTTATACAGGATATACTGGTTACACTGGTTACACGGGATACACTGGGTACACGGGTTATACAGGTTATACAGGTTATACAGGATATACTGGAGTTACGGGTTACACAGGTTATACAGGCTACACTGGCTACACAGGTTATACAGGATATACTGGCTATACTGGATACACTGGGTACACGGGTTACACGGGTCCGACGGGAAAAGATGGACCTACAGGTATTGCTACTGAAATAACTGACCCCAATACAGTTTTGTACTTGGGTCAAATAGGGTACTCTACAACTGGATCTATGGATGCGATTCCAACCATGCAAATGGGCAATGTGGCCCGAGTAGATGCTTATTACGGCAACGATTCAACTGCAACTATTGGTGGCTTGCCTTTTTTAACTGTTGAAGCAGCCATTACTGCTGTAGGTTCATCTACCGGAAAAACCATTTGGGTTCTGCCTGGAACATATAACTTATCTGCCGGAATCACTGTTCCGTCCGGATGTGCTTTGCGCGGCCTCAATACTCAAACCACAACCATTCAAATGCTGGGAGTTACGGCTAATACGACTTTAATCACAATGGGTGAGAATTGTCGTGTAGAAGACGTGAATATGCGGCTCACGTCTTCAGGACATTATACGCTGAAAGGTATGTATTTTGCAGGTTCAAGTAGCATAAGTTCAAAGTTGCGTACGTGCGTCTTGACTGTAGATAACTCGACCGCATCGGGTACCGGTACTTCCAACGTGTACGGCGTAGAATTTGCCGGTACAGGAACTTTGGGCTCGGGTACGTTCTCGTTCAATTCACTCAAGGGTTCAACAATCAACGTTAACTCTAACGGCAACGGCAATAAACGCGGAGTTTTAGTTAGCAATACAAATCTTGCATCTACCCGCGACTTGAATATTTACGTATCCCAACCTACTGCCGTAACCGGACACACTGGTTCGTATGTCGGTGTAGAAACCGCCGATCCTGCCAATACTGGATCTATTCAGTTACGTTCTACAACGGTGGGAACTGTGACACCTACCGCCGGACAAACGTATACTGCTTCCGATATCTTGCAAACAAATCCTTCAACAATCACGAACCCTACGTACTTAGCTTCAGCAGGTATTCAGGTAGGACCAGGTGTAGATTTAGTCACGAAAACGGCCGGTGGTGCCCCGTTCTCTTCGTACATTTACCCTACAACCATTTTCTACGGGGGCCGAGGACAAATTACTTCTGGTACGTTATCTGGATACTTATGGCCCGGAACCATGAACTTTTCAAACGGTACTCCAAAGTATCCAGATGCTGGTGGAACTACTGCTGTGGGAGTTGCGCATTACCGTGTCCAGCAACCTATGATTGTTGCTGGTATGTCAGTATATTGCGGAGTAGCTCCTGGAACAGGACAAAGTTTCACAGTAACGGTGTGCAAGAACGCCACAACCGGCGCATCGTTAAGTGGGGCTACGAGTGTGGCTATAACAATTTCAGGAACGAATACAGAGGGATCATATTACAATACGACTGTGAATTTCGCAGCTGGAGATTACTTGAACGTGTACTTGTCATCCACAAATGACGTATTGCAAGACGTTTCAGTTCAAGTGGATTGTTTCTAAGTCTGTATTAGAAGTAAGTGAGCGATGGCGTTGTCGTACCAATACGTGAAGATTGGCGACGGCGTAACCCCATTTTCGGGGTTGCCGTACATTGCTGGTCTAAAAGGTGACAAAGGTCTACAGGGAGATACTGGCGCAACAGGGCCACAAGGCACAGCTGGAAATGACGGAACGTCGGGTGGATTAACGGTGTTTCTTGATTTGGCGGCGAATAGTGGCTTAACGGGTAATGGGACTCTGGTTGTCACACCAAATACTGAAACACAGACTATTCTTACAATTCCAGGAAGCGACGCTAACCCAAACAGATTACTTGGTTCATTCGTAAGTTCAAATACACTTTTTACATCCCTTGTAATTCCAACGGGTCTTTGGGATATGAATTTGTATTCGTACTGCACCAATACAGCTTTGACGGCTAATTTTTACTTTAAAGTATTTGAGTACCAGTCGAATGGCACGACTCTGATTGGCGAGATCGCGTCCGGCACATCGGCTTCGGCCACCAGTGTTCGGAACAATGGAACTCCGCAAATCAATACGTATAGTTTGGAAGTTTTCAATTATACTTTGGCAAGTACCTCAAGTACCCTGCGTGTAGAATTGTGGGGCACGGTCGCAACATCCAATACGATGTACTTTGCGTTCCGCAATTCTACACTCACACATCTACATACGACTCTCGCATTCCAGAACGGCGCAACTGGTCCTACCGGCTCAACTGGGTACACTGGTTACACTGGTTATACTGGCTATACTGGATACACTGGTTATACCGGATACACCGGTTACACTGGCTATACTGGCTATACTGGGTATACTGGCTATACTGGCTATACTGGTTACACAGGTTACACTGGATATACTGGCTATACGGGTTACACGGGACCTACAGGACCTACAGGACCTACGGGACCTACGGGACCTGTGGGAGTTGCTATCATGCCTGCGATATCAACTTCGTCTTTGATCGGAAATACATGGACACAAAAAGCTACGACACAAAATTGGACCAGTGTATCTGTATCTTCAACAGGGCAGTATCAAACTGCAGTTATTAACGGTGGAAATATCTATATTTCTTCAGATTACGGTAATACATGGACATCAAAAGCTACAGGGCAATTATGGAACAGTGTATCAGTATCTTCAACGGGACAGTACCAAACTGCAGTTGTTAGAAGTGGCAATATCTACGTTTCTTCAGATTACGGTAATAATTGGACATCAAAAGCTACCGCGCAAAGTTGGTACAGCGTATCAGTATCTTCAACAGGGCAATACCAAACTGCAGTTGTTTCCTACGGTTATATCTATATTTCATCAGATTACGGTAATACATGGACCCAAAAAGCTACCGACCAACCTTGGGTCAGCGTATCAGTATCTTCAACAGGGCAGTACCAAACTGCAGTTGTTTTAAACGGGTACATCTATATTTCGTCAGATTATGGTAATACATGGACCCAAAAAGCTACGCAGCAATTTTGGAACAGTGTATCTATATCTTCAACAGGGCAGTACCAAACTGCATGTTTTTCCGGAGGTAATATCTACGTTTCTTCAGATTACGGTAATAATTGGACATCAAAAGCTTCATCACGAGGTTGGAACAGTGTATCAGTATCTTCAACAGGGCAATACCAAACTGCAGTTGTTTACTACGGTTATATCTATATTTCGTCAGATTATGGTAATACATGGACCCAAAAAGCTACCGACCAAACTTGGATCAGCGTATCAGTATCTTCAACAGGGCAGTACCAAACTGCATGTGTTGAAGCAGGTTACATCTACACATCCAACGTAGATTTTGGAAGTGGAAATACTGGACCTACAGGACCAGGAATAACAGGACCTACGGGAGCTACGGGACCTACAGGTAGTACAGGATCTACAGGACCTACGGGACCTACAGGTTCTACGGGACCTACAGGACCTACAGGACCTACGGGACCTACAGGACCTACAGGCTTTACAGGACCTACAGGTAGTACAGGATCTACTGGGCCTACTGGGCCAGGAATAACAGGGCCTACAGGACCAGGCATTTCGTTTGCTGGAACTACGGGAGCTGTGATGTTTTATAGTGGGTCGGCACTAGGTATTACAGGTAATTCGAACTTGACGTACAGTACAACTACAAACCAAATTGGGTTTAATGCGCCAATTACAGTTGGTGGAACTCCGTTCACTCCAGCAAATGTGAGTAACGGTAATCTTATCATTTGGTATGACGGAAAAGATGTGGCTGGAAATGGGTCTACACCATCAACTGGTTCTGTTGTGTCCACATGGGTAAACAAGGGAAGTAGTGCGAATGCAACCAGTTCTAATTCACCAACGTATGTAAGTGGAGGTGGCGTTCTATTTAATGGAATAAACCAATTTTTTACGTTATCAACAACCTATTCAACAACCAATACTATATTTATGGTTCTAACGCAAACAAATACAGGTGGTTATATATTGAGCACAAGTCCTAATAATAACACAACAACTATTCTAGGGTCTTTTACAGTTAGTGGTACAACTGCTACGTATTCAATATATCCATTTAATGGAGGACTGGATTCAGGATTAATAGTTCCATTTACCACATCTGCTGCAACAAGTCCATCTTTGTTAACCACTACTCGTGTAGCAGGTAGCAGTGTCACTGGTCACTACAACGGAGCATTAACAATCAATCCAGGATCAGACACTGCATTCAATAATTCAAGTTCTTGGTTGTATTTGGGAAGAGCCTCTTCACAGAGTGGTGTAAACCCAGATAACTCTTTTGCGGGAACGATATATGAAGTTATTATTTACAATACGGCTTTATCAACTACTCAACGACAGTATATTGAGGGATACTTGGCGTGGAAATGGGGAATGCAGTCAAATCTTTCTTCAAGTAATCCTTATTCTCCCAACGCAATTCCAGCTGGAGTTGGAGCACCTACATCCGGAGCAACAATTACACTCACAAACTTTGCAACCGTTGGTATAACTGGAACTTCCAACTCTTTGATTCTAAATACTTCTGCCGGTCTGAACATTACCGGAATTACTGGACCTACAGGTTCGACTGTCCTAACATACAATCCCACAACTGGAGTAGTAGGATACAATACTTTGGCTGGTCCTACAGGACCAACAGGACCTACGGGAGCTACAGGTAGTACGGGACCTACTGGATCTACAGGACCTACAGGACCTACAGGACCTACAGGATCTACGGGACCTACGGGACCTGGGTTAACAGGACCTACAGGTCCTGGAATCTCGTATGCTGAAACTACTGGAGCCGTAATGTTTTATGGGGGATCGGGTGTAGGTATTACTGGAACTGCTAATTTGAATTACGATACTACAACAAGTACTCTTAATGTTAACACAGTAGGCCCGGCAATAACAAGTCTTTCTGTACCATCCAGCGTTCGATATTTAGTAGTTGGTGGCGGTGGAGGCGGTGGTTCGCGGTTTGGTGGAGGTGGCGGTGCTGGTGGATTACGTACCGGAAATAGAAGTGTGGATATAGCAACACCGTACACTGTTACAGTAGGAGCTGGTGGAATAGCAGGTGCAGCAACCGGAGGTCCTGGTACGAACGGAGGATCTCCAGGAGAAGGAGCAAATGCTGGTGGAAATGGTAGTGATTCAGTTTTTGATTCATTGATAGCTTATGGCGGTGGTGGTGGTGGAGGCGGAGATGGTGATGGGAATGGCGGTGTTAATGGTTCTATTGGCGGATGCGGCGGCGGTGGTGCTGGACGATTTGCATCAGCAGGGTATGCTGGTGTAGCGGGGCAAGGAAATGCGGGTTCTTCAAGTACAGGGAATGGTGGAAATTTGTATGTGGGTGGTGGAGGAGGTGGTGCAGGAGCAGCGGGAAACAATGCTGGAGTAGGAGGCGCAGGACTTTCAAGTGATATTACTGGAACTACAACTTTTTATGCAGGTGGCGGCGGCGCTGGGTTAGATAGCGGTAATGGAACTAATCGCACTGCCCCAGCAGGAGGTAGTGGTGGTGGAGGTGCAGGTGGTATAGGAGTAGGAGCTGGTACAGCTGGACTACCAAATACTGGAGGTGGTGGTGGTGGAGGTAATTACATTTACAATGGTACTGGAACTACACAAAACGGAGCAGGTGGTGCAGGAGGTTCAGGTATTGTTGTTATTTCATACTCTTCATCATATTCTCAATTCACAACTATTACTGGAACTATTGCAGATTCATATTCGTATGAAGTCACGGGTGGAAATCATGTATATACATTCACTGATGGAACTGGTACTGTCGCTTGGAATACTGTCAACCCGTTGACTATAAGTGCTTTGACTGGTTTGAATATTACAGGGCTTGCTGGACCTACAGGTTCGGCAGTCTTGACGTACAATACCTCGTCTGGACTAGTAGGATACAATACTTTGGCTGGTCCTACAGGTAGTACAGGCTTTACAGGTTACACGGGACCCACAGGACCTACGGGACCCACAGGACCTACAGGACCTACAGGACCCACAGGACCTACGGGACCCACAGGACCCGCGGCGCCTCTAGTATCTGAAAACTTTACGATAGCTTTAGCAGGTGCACAAGGTACTGTAACTGATACGATACTATACAGCTATGACGGCAGGACATTTATTGGAGCTGGAAAAACAATATTTGGAAAATTTGGTACATCAGCTGTTTGGAATGGATCGGGGTGGGTAGCTTTAGGAATTACAGGAACATCTACACCTGTGGTAGCATACAGTCCAGAAGGAATTAATTGGAGAGTATCAACATCAGCAACCAGTGTTTCACCGTCTGCATCATGTGTTGCCTCTAACGGGAAAATGTGGGTTCTTGGAGGATTTTCTCCTGCGTTTGCGTACAGCTATGATGGAATTACTTGGACAGCATCGTCGTCATTAGCGTCAACAATGGGTGTATATACGATATGCTGGACAGGAAGTATTTGGGTTGCAGGAGGTCCTTCAGAAATCTCATTGGCATACAGCTATGACGGTATTAATTGGTACCCGTCTGCAACAACAAACACATCAACTTATTTCATTGTGACTAACGGAAAAGTGATTGTAGCAGGAGGGGGTAGTGCAACATACCACATTTACACATCGACAGATGGAATCACATGGTCACCATCCGATGGACTTCGAGCAATAGTACGAGACTTTTATTGTTTAGCATGTAATGGTACGTACTTTGTGGCTGGAGGTTATCCAAATAATAACGCAGGATCACAAGTCCTAGCATATAGTACTGACGGAGTAACTTGGATAACAACTAGCATTTCTGGATCTTTAGAGGCAGGATTGGTTTCGGGATTAACGTGGAATGGAAGTTCATGGATTGCAGTGTGTGAATATGCCCCCGGTGCAGGCAACAATTTTATATACTCCAACGCGAATCCTCCATCAACTTGGATTGCAACTGCAGTGCCTTTGGCGCCATACACAAATAAAATTGCTGCTCGTAGATTACAAACAACACAACCATACACTCCATTGGTTCGTATTACAACCGCTAATGTCACTGGATCAACTTTGACTACAACTACAACTCCTGCTATTTCATCAGCAACGTACGGAACTTATTACAATATCACGAATTCAGGAATGACTGGATTGGGATTACCTACAACTCCTACCGATACGGGAGCCTACTGGGTCTTGAGAAACAATACGTCAGCGTACTTGTCCCTGAATCTAACCAATCCTTCAAATTTAGTAAGTCCATTGGTAATTCCCCCCAGCAATTCAACTTCGATTGTAGTTTCGGGTATCGGTGGAAACACTGGATATATTCTGTTCTAATTTGATAATGTCGGCAGGTGCCACTACATCTAAAACTCAGTGGCCTTTTTCGCCCCAGTCAATTCCCGGTCTTTCTTTGTGGCTGGATGGAGCAGATACATCTTCAATTACCGGAACTTCTTCCGTAACGGCATGGAAAGATAAGTCAGGTAAAGGAAATCATGCTTCTGGAAACGGAGGATTATCGTACACTGCAGGGGAAGGAATTACATTTAACGGAAGTAATGGGTACTTCACAGTTCCGGGAGTTGCAGGATCTATTGTAGGAACTCCATTCACAGTGTTCGTAGTTGAAAAAGTTGCGGTTTTACCATCTGCTGGACTTCCAATGGGTATTTTTACAAACGATCCAAATGCTAATACAACATACGGTAGTTTCTTCACATGTTATCAACCTAGTGGAGCTGTTACTTTCGGATGGTATAACGCTGATCAAACTACAAGTACAACATATTCTGTTGGAACTAGTCGTATTTTGAACTTTAATTATACCGGAACTAATCGCACGATTTTAGTGAATGGAACTTCAGGAGCAACACAAAGTTGGACACAGAATTTAGTTACTGGAGCATTCACACAACCGGTTATCGGGAGATTATGGGGACAGTACTATTATAACGGCACTATATCCGAACTTATGTTGTACATTGGCAATATCAATACCCAACAGTACCAACAAGTAGAAGGATACTTGGCTCAAAAATGGGGACTACAAATTTTGTTACCGCCGACGCACCCTTATTTTGCTATTCTTCCTGTAAATACACCGCCAACATCAATATCCGGATTATCTTTGTGGCTAGATGCATCGGATTCAACAACTAAAGTAACGTCTGGTGCAGGTACTAATCTTGTTTCCATTCAGGATAAATCTGGAAGCGGGAATTTATGGACACCTGTTACTCCAAATACGATAAGTACGAATTTTAACATGAACAACGGTAGACCAGCATTAAGTTTATTCAAAGCCTTCGGCAATAATCCTTTGTTACGTGGAACTTATACACTTACTGCCGGATATAATTCAACTATTTTTGCAGTCGTACAAGGCAGGCAAATAAATATTTTTGGAGATAGGGGTCCAACTATAGGATTCGGTTCACAACTTGACTTTATTTATTATAATGCCGACTCCGAGATTGACTATGAAGTGGTTGTATACGATATACCAGAATCACCAAATGGAATTTACATTCTTTGTTTGAGAGTTTCAGCAACAGATTCAGGAAGTACTTATATATGTAGTGTCAACGGAACTGAGTGTTTGATAGATCTTCAGCCCAATACTCCATTGGCGTCAACAGGTACAACAGTAATAACTACATCAAACACGGGTGTAAATGATTCTGTTGGAGAACTACTTATAGGTGAAATTCTTGTGTATTCGGCTGGATTTAACATGTCCCAGATTCGTCAAATTGAAGGATATTTGGCTTGGAAATGGGGAATACAGAGCAATTTACCGGATACGCACCCTTATTATTATGCCCCAAGTGCAGTTCAACTTTATAAACGCCCCGTTTTTCAGCGCACTTTTTCGCCAGTTGATATTCCCGGATGTTCGTTGTGGTTAGATGCGGCAGATTTATCTACCATTACTGGAACTTCAACGGTAACAGCATGGAGAGATAAGTCAGGAAATGGGTACAGTTTCACAAAAGCTTCGTACTCTAGTGGAAATATAACTTTATCGTCTCGGAACGGAAATTCAACAGTGAATTTAGGAATTAATGTCATGACGACATCAAGTTTTCCGTGGACGAGGTGGAATACGATGTTTTTTGTTCTAAGTTCAAGTTATGAGTGGCTTTACAGTGTTGGAACACTTACAAATTATTTTGGGACAGGCAATTGGCAACTACTTGCGAATGGTCAAAACTTTCAAGACGCAAATATTTCGCAAGGAAATCAGCTGTTACCTACTCTAGGTTTAACAAACCAGTATTGTCTTTTAGTAATTGGATACGGCGGAGGAACACAGGCGAGTAATTATACTGTAAATGGAACTGTTAGATTCACTACAGCTGGAACATCTACAGGAAATGGAACTATAAATCCTGGAACGGCATTGCCGCAAGCTACAACAACTGCTGCATTATGGCTGAATGGAAGTCATTTGTATCCTTACGGAGACTCCACTTACGTGGCAGAAATCGTTCATTACGATAACGAACTCACTGCCTCTCAACGCCAACAAGTAGAATCTTACTTGGCGTGGAAATGGGGATTGTTATCTCCGTTAGCAACCGGTCATCCTGGTAAATTACTTCCGTCTTTTTCCACCACATTCACCCCGAAATCTTTGACGGGTTTACAATTATGGCTGGATGCGGCTGATTCATCTACAATTACTGGAACTTCCACAGTAACTGCGTGGGCAGATAAGTCAGGAAATGGGAATAATGGAATCCCTATTTCGTCCGGACCAACACTTGTCCAAAATGTCCAAAATGGGCTTCCTGGGTTAACTTTTCCCACAACTGCGAGTATTATGTTGTGTGGAAATTTACTGGCCGGTACAAATTTCTCTATGCTTGCTGTAGTTAAGTATGCTTCCTCTGGGACTCAATATGCATTAGGTGAATGGAAAATACAGTATGGATCAGGTTTACTTTTTACTCAAGGTAATTCTGTCGTTACAACAGTGGGCACCACATCAACATATAATCCATTTGGACCCCTTACACCTGCAGATACAACCGCTTTTCATATTTATGCGGCATCCCTCAGTTCATCAACATCCTCCTCAAGTGTTACTTTAATCGCAGGAACCGATGGCAATGATACTACATACACAAATAGTAATGGTCCCAATAGTGCAGCAACAGCTCAGCCATTTGCCGTCGGCGGTGCTTATGAAAATAGCACTGGGTACTATCCATTAACAGGATACATTTGCGAAGTGATTGTGTATAATTCAGCATTATCGAAAATCCAACTCCAGCAAATTGAAGGATATTTGGCTTGGAAATGGGGATTGCAAAATAACTTGCCGACCGCTCATGCGTACAAGAAGTTTATGCCGTAGGAAGTTTGGAGGCGTGTAAGTTTACAATGTTACCGGCAATGCTGTACGAAAAGTAAATACCCAAAAAGTGTGATCCAAAATTAGTTGTTAAGGTCATAATATCTGACCCCGTAAGGAACGAAATGTACTGCAACATATCGCGACTCACACCGTCAGAGCACGGCGAAGGACGAATTAGAGCTACAGAAAGTACTTGGTAATTAACTGGGAATCCAGCTGAGGCCCATTGAATGAGGTTCTGCTGAACTCCCGACGTTGCTGGATTAATAATGAAATCCATAGATGCCTTATCAGTCGTTTCAGACTCGAGAGTCGTGTTGTGGTACTGTACTAACTGCTCTAGAGTCATAATATACGTGGGACTCGTGGGACCTGTGGGTCCAGTTGGGTAAGGATACGTTCCCGTCAGACCGGTAGAACCAGTATCTCCAGTTACGCCAGTAGGACCTGTTTCTCCCGTAACTCCGGTAGGGCCAGTTACGCCAGTAGGGCCAGTAGGACCAGTTTCTCCCGTAACTCCAGTAGGACCTGTTTCTCCCGTAACTCCCGTAACTCCAGTTACGCCAGTAGGACCAGTATCGCCAGTTACGCCAGTAGGGCCAGTTACGCCAGTTACGCCAGTAGAACCAGTTTCTCCCGTAACTCCAGTAGGACCAGTGGCACCAGTAAAACCAGTGTCGTCCATTTTACAATAAACTAGGATAAGAATAATGATATCACTTTTGTGGTTATTTGTAGGAACGATTGTGGGTATGCTCATTGTCGCAGTATTCTCGCCTCCGCCCCGCGAAGAAAAAGGGATGCCCACTCCTGGATCAAATAAACCTTTCCATACATCTACAGGGTGCGTAAAGTTCAAGGCAGTAGACGTTCCGTGCAACGGCAAACAAACCTCGCTCAATTTAGTCGCTTCTCAGTAATAATAGAAGATGATCGGCAAGGTCATTGGAATTTTCCGTAACGAAAAAGCTGTTCCCTTCCTTTCTTTTTTGATTGGATTGGGTATTACCATCATGCTTTTTCACCGTCCTATCCCTGTGCGCCAAGCTCTATCTATGCCCGCTGGAGAAATTGAAGGGCGAGTTGTACGTCATGGCGACAAATGCATAAAGTATGTTGCGGAAGATGCTGAATGCGAATTACCTTCTTTTAAATAAAGTAGATGGAAGGCGCAACAGATTTGAGTGATCTACTAGGATCCGGGCCTGTTCAGAACCCCCAGCTTCCTCAGTCCACGACATTTGCTCCTATTGTGACCGGAGGCACTGACCCTTTTGTCACCAACGGATTCCAGGATGCCCAGCCTCATAAACCAGCTGCCGTTCTGCACAGCAACCAGCATATGTTTTCTACAATGCGGTACGCAGCTAAAAATCTAATGACCTATTTTGGTTTCTTTCTAGCAGCGATGATAATTTCCTTGTCTACTCCCCGCTCCCTAATTCTGCAGTACATTCCTAACACGTATACGTCCGGAGGTGTTCCCTCATACATGGGAGCAGCTATCCTTGCTGGAGTCGCTGTCGCTATCGCTTACGTCGTGGGTACATTGGGCTCCTCGCTGATTTGAACCAGCATAAAGGACCTTCAGCAGACCGTATTTTTTGATACACTTTTCCAGAAACTTGACGCACGAGGCGCAAGGTTTGGAGTACATGATTTCACTTTGTTTATTGAGTCTAACTACCGTAAGAACACACCCACGAAGTTGTGACACGTCACCGAGACTTTTCACAACTGCGCGTTCTGCATGTATCGTTTGGTTTGAGTATCCGCATCCAAGAGATCGGGAGCCAACCCTATTACGAGAACATGCAATTTCCTTACCATGCTTCGTTATTGTCGCATAATGCAAGTGAGTGTTTTGAAACACCGGAGTATACTGCATTTTATTGTACTCTTTCTGTATTCAATGAATACCTATTCGTTTTCCAAAAGATTAAGACAGGTTCTTATGGATTGGGCATTCGCAAACCTGATCGTGGATCGTGGTATGAACACGGTATTCCATCGTAAGTTCCTCCTCATGCTTGTACGTAAAACTGACATCAGGAACTGAATGCCTGCCGTCGGCACGAGGAGGATGCTGGTTGCTGAGATAGTACGGAGTATCAAACTGCCTCTTAACAAACTCCTTCGTTACATCTACGTTCTCGAGCGTATTTAGGTAAGCGTTGACGACGTAGGAAGCATCCTTGAGAGAAGTGGTCGTAAAATTGGCGATGGGCTTATTGGAATCGTCGCCGTAAATCAGAGTTGTGAACACCGACATGGGTTATGATTAAATTAAGTCACACAATCTTTAAATTCTGTTTTTCGTTTAAAATGTTCGCGCACAGTAGAAGTAATGGCTTGGCTATTGAAAGGTGCTAGAACAAGGGGGTGGCAGAACGAACCCCCGGCAAAAATACATACTAATATTATGTTTGGTCCTGGAATGTACTTGAATCCAGGATTTGTCCGGAGTCATAATATTACTCATGTCATAAACTGTGCATTTGATAAAGATAGTCCACTTTGGTTTCGTACAAAGTTTCCGGATAATTACGTATGTCTTGAAGCGCTGGACAGTATGGACGAAAACATCTTGAAATGGTATCCAAAATTTGAACAAACTATGAATACCTTTTTACGTACTCCCGGATCCGGAAACATTTATGTGCATTGCCAGTGTGGAATTAATCGGTCGGGATTTTTGGCGTTACTGTTTGTGTGTAAGAAGTTCGGGTACTCTTTTGAATTAGCGTCATCGGCTATCCTGAAACAGCGTCCGTGCGCACTGACAAATTCCGAATATAAGCGCCAAGTAAAATCACATTTAGAACACAATGGCGAACCTCGGGTTGAATTCGCTGTGGGGTAGTGTTAAAAACAAAGACCCAGCAGCTGAAACTGAGATCAGGGGTCCTGATTACAGTTATTCTGACAATGTAGGAAAGCCTAGTAGTTTGGGTGTAGGTACCGAAGGTTCATTCAACCAGTTAGGCACGAATTTGGGGGCTGTAGGTACTTACGTGAACACACTAGTCGGTAGTCGAAAAATGGGAGATAGTTACTTTGTGAATACCGGAGGCACATGTACTGCTCCTGACGGATCTATTCAAGCTCGATTTAATTACGTGAATAATGAGAGCGAAGGTCTTGTATTTGGAGTTTTAAATGATATTTCAGGCTTGAATCCCGTGTACCTCATGAACTCAGTAACAGCTTCAGCGTCCCCAGCTTGTAAGTGCTACGAATGTCCCGTATCTTCAGGCAAACCAACTAACTGGCTAACTCCAGATCTGACTCCTGATTTTAAGGCTGAGTTGTGTAAGGTCGTAGACTCCTCAAGGTGTCCCAGAGTCAAAATCAAGGAAACGTTTGCGAACGATACATTCATTCCAACAATTATCGCGTGGGTTTCGTTAGGTGCGCTCCTACTTCTTCGTAAAAAATGAGTTTAAGGAAACGACAATTGAAGGACGTAATAAGATGGATAATATTTTTCGAATAAAGAAGCAGCGAGAAACAACTTCGTCTAAGAAAGCGGAAGTTGTTTCTGGAACTTTGGATTCGGTTCATCAATCAATTGTCACAGGAATACGTGACGAAACCACAAATATTCATGCTTTGCGTATTCAATTAAACTCTATGAAGTCCGAACTTGGAATTTTGGAAAAGTCAGTATCGTTACCCGAAATTTTGAAAGCGTCTAAGATGCGCGAAGACATCAAAGAACTATCTGAACGTTTGGACCAAACAAATCCGTTAACTGATTATTACTTGAAAAACGCTGACATCATGCTGAAATATTACGGGTCGGGCGAAAAGGTTCAGCAATCCACCGTTCCTACTGACCAAAACACATTTGCCAAATATTTACACCAAAACACGACTGAAACTGCAGCTCCATCAAAGAAGAAATTATTTGACGAGTTTGCGGCCCGAATGAAGTTGAATACTGGCGAACCCGCAGAAGTCAAGAAGGCTGTGACCGAACACTGTGATAAGTGCAATATTGCGCGCGAAGAATCGTCAGATGAAGGAATTTTGGTTTGTCCTTTGTGCGGGTCGGAAGAGTACATGCTTGTAGTATCCGACCAACCGAGTTTTCGTGATCCTCCTAAGGAACGTAACAATTACGCTTACAAGAAAATTAACCATTTGAACGAAATTTTGAATCAGTTTCAAGCTAAGGAGTCAACCATAATTCCGAACGAAGTGATGAACGAAGTTGTTATGGAAATCAAGAAGCGACGTATCCAGAATGTGGCAGAACTCACGGAAAAAGATATGCGCGAAATCTTAAAAAAGCTGAATAGATCAAAGTATTATGAGCATGCTACTCATATTATTTCTAGACTTAATGGTAACCCTCCCCCTACAATTACTCCTGAAATTGAAGAAAAAATAAGGGCAATGTTCCAGGAAATCCAGGCGCCTTTTTTAATATACTGTCCCGACGACAGAACGAATTTCTTATCCTATTCATACATTCTCTATAAGTTCTTTGAACTCCTAGAGTTAGATGAGTACAAGGTTTACTTTCCTTTACTGAAATCCAGAGATCGCCTAATTTCTCACGACGCGATCTGGCAGAAAATCTGTGATTACTTGAAGTGGGAGTTTATCCGAAGTGTCTAATGAAGGGTGCGCCAAACGAGCTTGTTCGTCAAACACCACACTACACCGAACACGACTGCGTGTACGCCCGCCACCGTCAGCTTGGATCCGCCTGGTGGCAGGGACAGAACTACGCCCGGGGTCAGGACAAAAAATAGCGCAGCAGCGTACAGACCCATCCACATCATCTTGATATACTATTTTTCAAGACAAAAAGTTTATTGATAAGGTTTTCACATTATTTTCTTTTTGAAGAACATATCAATGATTAGTCGCTGGGGGTATCATCTAATTGTAGATGCTGCCAACTGCATTCCAAAGTCGATTCGTTGCCCTGTAAATATTGAACAGTTCACTCACACCCTTGTTAAGCGTATTGATATGGTCGCTTACGGCAAGCCACAAATAGTCATGTTTGGAACAGGCAATAAGAAAGGATACACACTTGTTCAGCTTATTGAAACGTCAAATATCACCGCCCATTTCGTCGAAGAGTCTAATGATATGTACCTTGATGTATTCTCGTGCAAACAGTTTGATCCTTCTATTGTTGAAGCTGTACTCAACAAACACTTTTTGCCTCAGAATGTTAAGACGAGGTACATTGAGCGCCAGGCGGAACACAAAGATATGGCAGGATGGTAAATTAAAAATTCGGAGAGGACAATTGTCTCCTATCTCCTTTTGTGTTGCTCAGTCGAGCTTCTTTTTGTCTGCTGCCCACTTCTTGTAGAGCGCCATCGTCTTGCGAAGGTACTCGATCTTGGGCAGCATCTCTGCATACCCTTCCCAGTCACCATCCATCTTAGCGGCATCCATCTCAACCTGCATCTCACCTATCCCCATCTCATGGGCAATCGCGAGATCAGACTCGAGGTAGTACTCAGCGTACTCGCTGCGCTTCATGGTCCAGAACCACTTCTTCAGCGCAATATTCTGGAGGTAAGTGACTGCCTCAGGCATGTCCTTGAACTTTTCCCGCTCCTTCGCGAGAATCTCCATCTTCTTGGAGCAGAACTCCATATATTTCATGAGCGACTCACCGTCCTCAGGAATTTCCACAACACGCTCTAGCGGGATACCCCACGTGAGCTTGTTCTTGTTGACGACAGACGGAACCGTAATGGTCCGCGGGTCGGCAATCATCGCCTCGTCACCCCAGCAGGATGCCATCATGTGCTCGTTCATATCAATAAGCATATCGGTCATGTTGTAGTCGTTACAAGGCAGTATAAGACTGGCTAACTTACTAAAACCAATTCCGTTTTACACAAAAAGGTAGATACATCAATCAGTACGCATCTGTTCCCTCGGGACATGTTTGGTGAGGATCACTGCCATCAATGCAGTCCCCCGAAGGGCACTGTGTGTACCCGGTTGGGCATTTGGGGTTCACTTTCGAATCGGGATTCGCGAATCCCTCCAGGCGAGGGAGAACATATTTCACGAACACAAATAGTGCAGCAGCTCCGACAACAAGATATAATAGCTGCTTCCTGTTCATTTATTTATTACCAGACACTTTAAGGGGAAGAGGGAGAAGGAGAAGGGACCTTGCCAGTTCCAGCAGTGTAGGTTGGGTGTCCTACAGGAATGCACTCCTCCCGATCAATTCCAGTAGGATCTTTATTTGGGGCGTATCCGTTCGGGCACACGGCACCATAGTTGCCGAACTTCTCGAGGTACCCCTTGATATTAATCCAGTAGTACCGCATCACTAAGCTCGTAACTACAGTGAAGATGATAGCGTGAACGAGGATGATATGCGAACGAGGCGAGCTCTTAGATGGTAAGGTCACCAGCACTCCCGGGATAAACGCCACGAACAGTAAGGCGGATAAGATCGTGCTGATCAGTTCCATTTATTATATTACATAAAGGATTTCTTTACCCAGCCTTGGAAAGTATTCATGCTTTCTTCGTAAATAAGCTAGGGCAGCACTTCTTGATCTCTACTAGAGCAACCTCCTTGAGCTTATCAGCCTCAGCTAACGCAGCCTTCTTCACTTCAGCCTGAATCATATCAACCGCCTTAATGACGTATGGCAGAGCATCGTCGCACCAATCAATAGCTGCCACACGAACTGCAGGGGGCAAATCAGCCTTGCGGATCTCAGTCTTTATCGCTTCAACGATCTGCTTGATCTTGTCATCTAGAGCCACATCGGCTTGTAGCTGTGCCTCAGCAATCTTCACAAGAGCAAACTTAAGAAGCGCACCATTATCTGCAAAATCTACCGCAGGAGCTGGAACAGCTACTACGCCAGTCACAGCCTCAACCGTTACAGTTGAGGGAATTGCCGCATCAGGGACAGTCACAGCCTCAGTAGGAGCAGTCGTTGATGCTGCAGGTACTACAGGGTCTGACATTTTGTTACTACTTGGTAAATATTCTGTAAATCCGAAACCCAGACCAAAAATCGTGTAAATATAAAATGCTTCGGTTATTTTTGGGTGCGCTGGCGTTCGCAGGAACCAGGGCACAAACCATGGGGTACGACTGGAACGGGTTCAGTGCATCCGGTCTTGGTTGCGGATCGGATTCAGGTGCTCTCAATGTAGGTCTTTCTCAGTCCCTACCTCCAGGAGCTACAGGTCTGAAAGTCAAACAGATCGCATTTGCAATTTACGGAACAAACTCGCTTCCCCCATTTATTCAGTTACACGGGAGTACTGCCACCCCTCGTCTCTCAACTTCAGCCGCAGTCGCGTGTTGTGGATCGGGATGCGATTTGGCTGTTCAAGTAGCGACAGCAGGATACTCATGGTACAATTCTCCGTGCGGTCGGCCGTCATGTACCAATGCCAATAAATGGTACTATATGGACTTTTCGGGAACCGCAGTAGGAATCACAGAACAAAGTAATATTTTTGAAGCAACATTCTACAACGCGGGTGGATCGCAAATCGGAGCCAATATGATCAATCTCGGTTCGGGTTCCGTGTTTTTCATGTCGTATACCGTTATCATTCCTTCTCCAACACCAACTCCGTCTTTAACAAAATCTCCGGTGTCGCCAAGTTTGACGGCTTCGGAAACTGGGTCTACTTCCGTATCCAGGAGTGTATCGGCCAGCGAAACAACAACCCGAACAGTTACTAGATCAGAAAGTGGGAGTCGGACCGATTCGCGAACCTCTTCCAAGAGTAGGAGTGCTTCTCGGGCTCCTTCGGTAACCGTATCTCCGTCCCGCCCTGAGTCCCAGTCTGTGTCTGTATCTTGGGGCTCCAGCTCTAGTATATCTGAAACTACCTCGTCTAGTCCCAGTGTAACACTATCAGAATCTCAAAGTACGACTGTATCTTCTACTGCCTCTTCAAGTCCCAGTTCCAGTCTTTCACCAACCACCGATGTATCTTCCAGTGCTTCGTCATCTTCCGTGTCCATATCTGCTAGTAATTCCATAACCGCATCTTCAATTGCAACTCTGTCTGAATCTGGGTCTTCAACGTTAAGCCAGAGCCAAAGCCTTTCTCTTTCAGCCACATTAGCTTCCACTCCATCAATAAGCGCCACAGCTTCCTCTTCACCTTCTCTAACTACTGCAAATACTGCTTCCCTAACTGGATCATCTTCCATCTCTCCTACTTGGTCCCAATCAATATCTTCATCCATATCCTGTTCTTCTTCCTTGAGTCAAAGTGTAAGTGTGTCTGTGAGCATAAGTTCAGCAGGAAGTTTTAGCCCAACTCCTCAAAGTTTCCAGCAGGTAAGTAATACGACAATGTCGGCAACAGCTACTCCGCAGTTTTATACAACTTCATTCCCTACCGTAACTCCAACATACAGCCCTACCCAGAATGCGACTCTTCCTATTATTGTCGTGGATGTTCAGGGTACAAATATGACCACCACAAACGCTCTCATCGGAGCCACACTGGCTCTTATTATTGTTGCCGTAGCTCTAGCGGCCGGGCGGTACGTTCCTGCTGGATGGGCGCAGCGATTTCGCCGTATGGTTCCTCAAAAAACAATTGACGACTTCAAGCGTGACCCACTCGGATCAGTGACAGCGATGGTCAACGATCCCAAGAGCGTTCTCAAAAGTATAAAGATTCCAGATAGCGTAAAAAGTATTACAGATATGGTTCCACAGGAACTCAAGGACAAGTTTGTTCCTGAGAGCGTTCGGCAACTGGTAGATCCATCGGCAGCGACTGTTCCACATGTGGAGGCGAATACCGAAGATGAGAAAATTGAACGATCTTCCACTCCTGAACACAAACCCACTCGACTCGCACCATCTCCTATACCGGTCGGGGAAGTAGAAACAGTTAGTGGAATTACGGAAGATTCGGGGGTTATTGTGGAAACAAATAAGGAACCTCTTGCACGTCAACCATCAACCATCCTTCAAATCAATACCGATGATGTAGCGGCTGTAAAAGCATTCTTGGAATCAAGGGGAGCCAAAAATAAGGTTATTTCCTAATAGTTTTCCGCTTATTAGTTTTTGAAATGTATGCTCTCATCTTCTTCATTCTTACTGAACATTTTGAACAGTCTCCAACGTCAGGAGAACAGTAGTGACAGTATACAAACAGTTTATTCCGACGGGTTTTCATTCTGATTCTTAGGACAAGAAGAACATCCGGATGGCTTCTCAGCAACCTTGATTTGTGACGAAATAGAGTAAGCGTAGATTCCAACGACTAACAAAGCGCCCAGGCCCATCAAAATAGTAGTCCAAGAGATTGTGAACATTTATTCTTTAAAGCGAGTTAGAATCGCCCAAATAAACTCGGAGTAAAAAGTGGTTCTTTAGCTCACTCGGCAGAGCATCTGGCTGTTAACCGGAAGGTAGTTGGTTCGATCCCAACAAGAACCGTTTAAAGAATAAAACAAATAAGCAGATAATGGAATACGAATCTGATCGTGCACTTAATGATCCACAACTAGAAGAGGCTAAACGCAAAGCTTTTTGTGACTTTGAAACTTATTTTGACTTGAAAGGTGAAGTTCAAGATCCGAACTGGGCTCAACCTGCTCCTCACCCCCAGCTTCCCGGTGTTCTAGTAGACGAAGCTCAAGGATTTTGGATTAATGGTGGTAAGACCGGTGGAAAGAAGGATGAACAAATTGAAGCTCCCCGTGTTTTTGATCACGATCTTCCGAATCTCGCAAAAGATGGACCTACTGAACTTCCACAGGGCGAATGGGCAGAAACAAAATTGACACCAGTTGAAATTGAAGAGCGGATGAAAGTTCGTGAAAAGGTCGTACCTGAAGGTGTATCTGGCTTACGCGTATCTGACGTATAACATATAGTATGGGTATTCCTTTTTATTTCGCAAGCTTGATCAAGTCCCATCGTGGCATTACTGATAGCGTAAAACGTGGACTTCCACTAGAAGTTGACGTTTTAGGTGTAGATTTCAATTGTCTGATTCACCGCTACCTTAAAGAAGAGCGCCCTGTGGAATCAGTAGTAGAAGCATTCGCTTACCTTTTGGAACATTTTTGCAAAGCTAAGAAAGTTCTGATTGCTTTGGACGGACTTGTGCCGTACGCCAAGATCGTTCAGCAACGGTACCGCCGTATGCGCATCAAGGAAGAAACCCTTTTTGATCGTAACCTTATTTCGCCAGATACGCCGTATATGCGCGAACTCGAAGCTGCTCTTGCCGCCAAGTTTCCTTATGCGGAAATCAGTCGGACTACTATGCCAGGTGAAGGCGAACACAAACTCATTGTTGATTTGAAAAAGATTCCAGCCGAGAACCGGAAGTCAGTTTGTATTTACGGGTTGGACGCTGACCTTATCTTGATATGTCTTCAGAACAAAGAACTATCAGATCCCGGACAAATGCATCTGTTGCGCGAAAGTGCAGAGTTCGATGATCCGAAACTAAAAACTGCAGAGTTTGCTACCATGAATATTTGGGAACTTTCTACCCAACTTCCTTTGCCGACCGAGCAGTATATGGCTTTGTCCATGCTCTGTTTCGGTAACGATTTCATGCCGAATTTAGGAATGTTCTCTTTGCGTGAAGACGGGTATAATCGCGCCCTCCAATTTTACCAAGAGTCTGGACGCCCTGATCTACTTACACCGGAAGGTAGGCATCAATTCTTCAAGTACGCTGCTTCGAAAGAGATGGGGGTCTTGAAAGAGCGTATTACATTACGTAAGCGACCTGAAGAGAAAGCAGTACTAGGTAAGGACCAAACTGAATTTTCAAGGAAGTATGGTCTGCACATCTTGGACGGAGTGCTGGATATGGAACCAGTGGTAGAAGCGTACTGGAAAACTTTACACTGGTCATGGCACTATTTTACGCAAAGTACCCCAATTAATTGGGGATGGGTGTATCCTTATGCTGATGCACCTCTCGTATCAGATATTGTGAAATATGCTGAAACGGGAGTTCAAAAAGGTAAATTGAATTTTACGTTATCTGATCAACTTCATTTCATTATGCCTGCTTCTTCTTTGAAAAAAACTAGGAGGCGCGTCAAGTTCCCCGACGAACTTCATAATGAAGAAACACGTAATCCTTGGATGAAGCGACATTTTTGGGAAATGAAACCCCGTATTTCCTTGCCTTGGAACCCTAACGACGAATTAACGAAAATCGCCCCGATCGTAAACTGAATCCTATTTGAATAGGAGATCCGTCGGATTTTAGGCCAGGTAAAACATTACCACTCGGTCCTCGAACGTTCATAATTGGACGAACAATATCCGCTTCAGGAATTTGGATACTGAAGTTGGTTTCCCGATGATTCCAATAATCGTTATTGATCTTGATCATTTCACGTACAGAACGCGACATCATAAACCCTTCTGAATCTGGATTAGACCAGTTGCGTTGGAGATATATCAAGTATTGCTTTCGGTACTCTGACGCCCTTGTGTTCTGTGTTAGCATAATTAAGGTATCAATGCTATCGCGAACAGTTTGAATAATAGGTTTATCAAGACGAGCATTTACAGTATTATGGGCTCGGCAAATAAAAGTGAATACCTCGGTCCTGCTATTCCACCAATCAGGGTTTCTTGCCATATACGTTTGATACATAGATCCAAAATGGGCTTTGCATGATGGACACGAGATTGTTTCGGCAAATAGATCTATGAACTTCTTTAAGATCATCTTATCCGCCTGAGAAGGATTCTCAGGGTAGTTTGCCGATATAGAGTGCAATGTTAACCATCCAAGTGGCCCCCACCTGGCTGTCATTAATTAATCGGCGGAAATGAAACCAGCTAACATCGCGCCACTCAGCATTTCACGTTTTATGCGAGGAGGAGTTTCTGGGTTCTTCAGAAGGTTATGCTTCTGAACCAGCTCATCAACTTTATGATCGCTCATTTTTGAGATCTTTTTCTTAATAGTCTTCCGACGCCGCTTCTCGCCCCGATCTGTAAATAATCGAATCGTGTGTTTTCGCGAAGACTTCTTGAATGGTGGGGGCTTTGCTGGATCAGGTATAGCCTTGATCTTGAATGTCTTTTTTAAAACTCCGCGAGGAAATGTCTTCATACTCTTCTTCTTTCCGGCCGACATAATAGGTTTGAGATCAGGTTTTGGGGCTGGATTTGGTTCGGGTTTGGAAACCGGTTCGTCTGCACCTACCTTGGTAATTTTGATGACCTTGTCAGACATACTCCTATTATTAAAAACGAATAATTAGATTTACGGGAACCGAGTCTTATAGAACCATCATGGAGTGGGACGCAATCAAGACTTATTTTAAGAATGGTGTCCCACGTCTTGTTGAGCATCAGATTGAATCATTTGAGGATTTCGTTCGTAATAAGATTCCACTGATCGTGTGCTCAACGGCTCCGATCGTGGTATGGCATGAGCAGGATGAAACCACGAAAAAGTACAAGTACGAATTTCGTCTGACGTTTGAGAATATCACGTACACCAAGCCGCGAATCCAGGAGGCTACTGGGCGAATTAAGCCTATGTTTCCCCAGGACGCACGTACGCGCAACTTTACGTATGCTGCTCAAATGTTCTCGGATATTCGGTTTACTGCAAGGTCATACAAGGGTCCAACGTACGCTACGTTTGATGAAGAAGTTAAGGTGTTTGAGGGCGTATCTCTCGGCAAGATCCCAGTAATGCTGGGGTCGTCGCTGTGTATTATGTCAGACTACCCAATGTCCAAAGAAGAAATTGGCGAGTGCCCTTACGATCCGTTCGGGTACTTCCTGATCCATGGATCTGAGCGTACTATCCTGAGTCAGGAGAAGGTTGCTGATAACCAGATTATGGTCTTCTTTAACAAGAAGACGGCATCTAAGTACACTTACTCTGCTGAAATGAAGTCGCTGCACGAATCGTTCACGACTCCTCCCAAGAAGCTGGAAGTGCGCATCTCAGCCAAGTTCAATGGATATGGATACCCACTCACAATGTGTGTTCCCCGTTTTCGTGAAGACATTCCACTCTGTGTGATGTTTCGTGCTCTAGGAGTTGAAAAGGATCAGGATATTGCTGACATCATTTGCCCGGACGGCGATGAGCGTCAGGTCGAGGTTCTTGCTGCTTCGTTCCGCGAGTGTGCTGATATCAAGGTGTTTACGCGCGACGATGCAGTTGAGTACTTGACTCATCATTTGCAATACGGCACCACGCAGGAAGATAAGAAGGCGTATGTCCGTTCACTGCTGGAAACCGAGTATCTTCCTCACGTCCGGTTTGGTGGCGATACGTCCCCACTCTCAGTCCTAGAAGCCCGAAAGGTTATTCTTACTGGATGGATTGTGCGTAAGCTGATGATGACGAGTTCTGGAAGACTGAAGATTGATGATCGCGACGCTTACCCAAATAAGCGCGTAGTATCTACTGGCGCACTCCTGACCCATCTGTTCCGCCAACTGTTCCAAAAAGTATGTAAGGATATTCGCTCAAAGTTCGTTCACGAGGTCAATAACGATACATGGAAGAAGCGCGAAACACCTCGGCCACTGGAAGTTCTGAATGTCAACAATCTGTACAAGATTTTGAAGGTGTCTACGATTGAAGGTAAGCTCAAACAGGCTTTGGCGACCGGAAACTTTACAGTACAGGGACTCGGTACATCTACGGTGTCTACCGCTACGAAAATGGGTGTATCTCAAGTGCTGAATCGTCTGTCGTATTCTGCGACACTGAGTCATGTGCGACGTATTCAGACGCCAGTTGAGAAGTCGGGTAAGCTTCTGGCTCCACGCAAACTTCACGGTACATCTTGGGGCTACGTTTGCCCGGTCGAAACTCCTGAGGGTCATTCAGTAGGTATTGTAAAGTCAATGTCTATGCTGACTTCAGTGACCCAACACAGTCCAGCTGCTGTCGTTCTGACTTTTCTCAAGAACCAATCAGTCGAATGGATTCGGGATATTCGTAAGTATAATGGTGCTATGGTCATTCTAAATGGCGTGATCCTAGGGTACACTACAACCCCCGAGATTCTACACGCTGACCTGCGAAAGGCCAAGAAGTTGTTCAAGATTCATCCGCATACCGGCGTGTCATGGAACATTCATCAAAATATTCTGAATGTGGAAACTGACGGAGGCCGGTTCGTGCGTCCACTGTTTCGCGTAGAAGACGGTAAGATGCTTCCTCCTCCTGTAAGGGCTGATGAGTGGAACGACTGGGTTCGGACGTGTGTAGAGTACATTGACCCAGCAGAAACTGAGGTGATTCGGGTTTCAATGTTTCCACACGAAATCACTAAGTCGCATACTCACTGCGAGATTCACCCTACGCTGATTCTGGGACATATGGCTTCTTCTATTCCCTTCTCTGACCACAATCAATCTCCGCGCAACACTTATCAGTCAGCGATGGGTAAGCAGTCTATGGGAATCTTTGCTCGGAACTACGCCAAGCGTCTGGACAAGAACGGATACATTCTCTGCTCCCCGATGCGTCCTTTCGTAGAAACCCGAATGATGAATGTTCTGAACACGCACGAAATGCCGAGTGGCGATAACGTGATTGTTGCAATTGGTATTTATTCGGGCTACAACCAGGAAGATTCGGTCATTATGAACCGTGCAGCTATTGATCGGGGAATGTTCCGGACGCTTTATTACACGATCTACAAAGACGAAGAGCATCGTAATGTTTCATCAGGTAAGGAGGAGAAGTTCGCTAAGCCTCGTCGCGAGAACACGCGAGGTTTCAAGACATCTGCGTACCACGCTATCCAAGATAATGGTGCTCCGGCTCTTCATTCATACATTAAGGAGAACGATGTCGTGATCGGTAAGGTTACTAGCCTAAAAGCAGATCCGAATGGGTACGCTTTCCGCGACTCGTCTACGATTCACCGTAACTCTGAAACGTGCCGGGTAGACGGAGTTTGGAACGAGAAGAATTCCGACGGGTACCCTTTCGTAAAGGTTCGCGTAGTTTCTGAGCGTGTTCCTGAAGTAGGTGATAAGGTATCATCTCGCCACGGACAAAAGGGTACGTGTGGCATCATCTTGAACGAGGAAGACATGCCGTACACTGCAAGTGGTCTGCGTCCTGACATTATCATGAACCCTCATGCCGTGCCTTCACGCATGACAATTGCTCAGCTGATGGAAACGATGCATGGCAAAATCTGTGCCGAAAAAGGTACGCTGGGTGACGGCACGCCCTACTCTCATCTGAAAATCGGGTCGCTGAAGGAACATCTACTAGCTATGGGAATGCATCCTTACGGCAATGAGATTATGTACAATGGCCAAACTGGCGAAATGATGGAGAGCGAGATCTTTATTGGTCCCACATTCTACCAGCGCCTGAAGCATATGGTAGTAGATAAGAAGCACTCGCGTTCGCGCGGTCCGATTGTCAGCTTGACGCGTCAGCCATGTGAGGGTCGGTCACGTGACGGCGGTCTGCGTGTAGGTGAGATGGAGCGCGATTGTATGTTGTCCCACGGCCTTGCAGTGTTTACGAAGGAACGTTTGATGGATGTATCTGATCCCTTTAGGACGGGATTCTGTAAGACGTGTGGAACTTTGGCGGTCGTGAATCCGTTGGAAAATGTGTACCATTGCGGCAACTGCGGAATGAAGACTCACTTCGAAATGAAGACAATTCCTTATGCTGTTAAACTTTGGTCACAGGAACTGGAAGCTATGCATATTGTACCCCGAATGGTGTTCGAATAGTTTAAAGATTGAAAATATTACATAATAATGTTAACCGTCTGGAAAGGAGATTGGATTGGACTGGGAAACCAGCTTTTTATCCTAGCAGCTGGTGAGTCGTATGCAAAACAATCGGGCCGACAGTTTTATATCTCAGATAAAATGTCAGCTTATAACCCACATTCGAGAACAAACTATTTTGCTACTATTTTTAAACATTGGGACCAATTTTATATGAAAAATGAAAATCCTACTAACCCTATTTTTGATCCTAACTTAGGAGATCCGTTACCAGATAATGCTGAGCTTTTTGGGTTTTATCAAGATTGGCGAATTATTGATCCAATCCGCGAACAGTTTATTAGCAGATTAACATTCAATCAAGACATACTGAAAAAGTACCCTGATATTTCGGAGAGGGTATTTTTACATGTGCGGGGAGGCGATTATCTTACATGGGAAGGATATGTAGACTTAACTAAATATTACCAGAAGTGCTTGTCTATGATCAATAGTAAGATAGTCGTGTTTACTAACGATATTGCGTACGCTCAGAAAGTTCTTAAACGTCCGTTTGAATGTATTTTAGAAAACGAAGAGGATACGTTGTACCTTATGTCCAAGTGTAAGGGATGTATATGTGCAAACTCATCTTTTTCGTGGTGGGGAGCATACTTGAATCCAAATCGCCAGATCTTTATCCCAACAAAGTGGTATAAATCCGAAGTAACAAAGTATAGTTTTCCTGGAACAACTATTGTGGACGTTTAATGATAATGCAGTACCTTGTAGAGTTCGTAGGTACTTTAATTATTGTATATGCCCTTCTTCTAACTGATACAAATCCAGCCATAATGGCTATAGTTTACTTTGCAGTGTTCACTGTAGCTGGTGAAATGGCTACAGGAACATTCAATCCTCTGGGTGCTTTAGGGTACTACATGATTGGACGCATGTCGCTACAAGAAATGGCTCTGAATGTAGCTGCCCAGATTTTTGCGATGGAGGCTGCAGTAATCTCTTTCTTACCGATAAAGGCTTTCATAGGAGATATGTATTAGTGGTAAATGAGCTTGTACCTTTACGTTATTGATCCCAATCACCGCGAACGTCAGCGTGAACATGTCCGTAATCGTCGCCCAACGGATTCAGGCGTTGATCTTATTTCCCAAAATACTGTTCTGAATGTTGCTGTTCCATACAATCTTGGAAAGGAAATCAGGACAGGTGTGATTGCGGCTGCTGTAGATAAGCAGGGCGATCCAGCTCCGTACCTTCTCCTGGCTCGATCATCTACATCCTTGACACCTCTGCGTATGTCTAATCAGGTAGGTCTGGCAGATGCAGGGTACCGCGGAGAATTGATTGCGCGCGTAGATTGTTTGGATCCCAATATTGAACAATACACTATTCCACTAGGTAACCGTTTGTTTCAGATCGTTCAGCATAATTGGCTGCCGTACGATCGGATTATTTTGGTAGATTCTCCTGCGGATCTTCCTGCTCCTCCTGACAATCGTGGTGGTGGTGGATTTGGATCTACAGGAAACTAGTTTTATAATGAACAGAATAGAATGACGTCATACTATAAAAACGCCATTTTCTTAAATGGTAATTTTTATGTAAAAAAAGAAGATATTACCGAGGTAAGCCTACATAATCGACAATATAAACCATACGCTCCGCTTGATATTGAATTAATACCTAGAGAGATATTGTCCAATGCTAAGGAATATCCTCATGGAATAATCTTTACAGAAGGGTTTCATTCTAATATGGGACATTTGTTATGGGATGCCATGTATCCTACATGGTACGGATTATTTCATTCCGATGAAGATGCATGGAATAACAATTTTCAATGGATGGCAACTGATTCATTTTATTCTCAGTATAGTTCGGGTTGGCATCTTGATATATTAGAAACGTTTTCAGGTAATAAAATTACGACACCTAATCAGCTATCCAAATATCACAATGGGCCACTAAAAATACCATTTTTAGTTGTCGGATGTGCAAATATTGGGATAAATTGTGTTGATAGATCATTTTGTGTTATGAGATCATATAAAGATCATACATCCGATCCCGTTGAAGCATTTGTAAACAGGATGTACAGTCGATATAAAATACATAGAAACTTTCGCTTACCAACTTCGACTATCAATATTGTTTATGCAACAAATAAGAGATCTTATAAAAATGTTGATGAGGTATTCAAACAGTTATCCGAAAAGTATACCGATAAATGTGCGTTCAAAATAATCAATTGGGCAGATTATACATTCAAACAACAGTTAGAATTATTGAATACAATAAGTATACTGATTTGTGGTGGAGGAACGGTGCGCACAAATACCCCCCTTTTAGCAAACGGTTCAATTGAAATTCAGACGAATGATCATTCATCTGATCTTCCAAATAATATTGATTACTTTGATTATCATATTGGAACATTAAGCAGGTTTGTTCGCGTGCTAAATATACCAGAGTATACTAAGTCTGAAGTTGAAGATCGATTATGTTCTCACCATCTTTCTAAGTATATAGACGATGCCATAAGTATGTTTCCGGCAAAAACACCAGTCCACTTTACGGAAAATATTCCAAACGATGTACTTGACTTATCTCTAAAGGTTACAGATGAGTTATTTAATGGTTGGAAAAACATGCATACAACAAGTATTGCACATTTGATTCGTAAAGTATATTCGAAGTGAAATCACTTCAAAGCCCTTTTAGCATAGTGGTATTGCGTTCGCCTTGTAAGCGAAAGGTCCGTGGTTCGATTCCACGAGGGGGCACATTCGGCGGTTCAAACGATATCCCGAATGATCCACAAAGAAATTGCATCGTGAATCACTGCTCCCCAGTAGGCTGAATACAGTGACTGCCCAAAACCAAATATCATCCCTAGAATGAGGACGATGGAGCGCAGGAACGTATTTAAAATGGGGTTCGCGGTCGGCCAGAGCAGGACGTTCATTTCTCCCCCTAAATATTTTTTCTTGCAGTAGAGCATAAACACAAAATGGGAGGTGGTCTGATGCAGCTCGTCAGCTACGGCGCGCAGGATATTTACATCTCGGGCAATCCCCAGATCACGTTCTGGAAGATTCTGTACAAGCGCCACACGAACTTCGCTGTGGAGTCCATTGAGGTGACGTTCAACGGTCAGGCGGACTTTAACAAGCGCGTAACGGCTGTCATCAACCGTAACGCCGACCTGATGTACAAGACGTACATCCAGGTTGTACTCCCTGAGATTACCCTCTCAGCCTCGGGCACGACGGGCCTGACGGCGGCGGGTGCTGGTTTCCGCTGGCTCAACTACATCGGACACCGCCTGATCAACCAGGTTGAGCTCGAGATCGGTGGTCAGCGCATTGACCGCCAGTACGGCGACTGGATGCAGATCTGGACGCAGCTGTCGACGGATGCCGGTAACATCTCCGTGCTGGACTCCATGCTGGGCAACACGCACGACCTCGTGCTGCTGAAGCGCTCGACGGGCCTGGCGCTCGATGCGACCTGCTCGGCGTCCGAGACGACGATCTCTTGCGTACCCCGCAACGGCACGCCCGCCAAGACGCTGTACATCCCCCTCCAGTTCTGGTTCTGCCGCAACCCTGGTGTGGCGATCCCCCTCATTGCGCTCCAGTACCACGAGGTGCGCATCAATGTTGACTTCGAGACGTGGCAGAACTGCCAGTACGCCGAGTCGGCTGTCGGTCAGCCCACGGCCGTTGCTGCCCAGTCCCTGGCTGCTGCCTCGATCTACGTCGACTACGTCTACCTCGACACGGAGGAGCGCCGCCGCTTCGCCCAGCAGTCGCACGAGTACCTGATTGAGCAGGTGCAGTACACGGGTGCTGAGTCGATCACGTCGTCGTCCAACAAGGTCCAGCTGAACTTTAACCACCCCGTTAAGGAGCTCCAGTGGGTCGTCCAGCGCGACTCGTTCGTTGACTGCTCGACGGCCTCGTGGCTCGCGTCGGTTGGCGGTGCCCAGCCCTTCAACTACTCCGACGACTTCTCGACGGACGGCATGATTGTGTCGCTGCTCTCGCAGGCGAACTCTGGTGCGGTAGGCAGCGCCGTCGCTACCTACACGGCGTCGGCTCAGCTGGCCACGGCTGTGCTGGGCCAGGCCGGAACGGAGGGCACCTCGCTGATCGGTGCGGACTCCCAGGATCTTGCTGGCGTTGCCGAGTTCGACGCGGGCGTCAACTACCTCCTCGCGAAGGTCATTCTTGCCTCCAACGTGCGCTGCGAGGGCAAGAACCCCGTGGAGGTTGCCAAGCTGCAGCTCAACGGCCAGGACCGCTTCACGGAGCGTGAGGGCGCCTACTTCGACAAGGTGCAGCCTTACCAGCACCACAGCCGCTCCCCGTCCACGGGTATTAACGTGTACTCGTTCGCCCTGCGCCCCGAGGAGCACCAGCCTTCCGGCACGTGCAACTTCTCGCGCATTGACAAGGCCACGCTCCAGCTCACGGTTTCGCTCAACACGGTTGTTGGCACCCGCACGGCCCAGGTACGCGTCTACGCGCTCAACTACAACGTCCTCCGCGTCATGTCCGGCATGGGTGGCCTCGCGTACAGCAACTAAGCGTTCACCTTATTGGTGTTTGCTTGGTAATCGTAATAATTGGAAACGTAACAAAAACACAATTGAGGTTCAAGACTGAGCTTCAATTGTGCTATAAAAATAATGCAGTGGTGGAATCTAGTTGATAAAATCATTTTTATAAATTTGGATCACCGAACCGACAGATTGGAAAACATGCAGCGTTTTTTCACTGAGGCTCGAATTCCTTCCGAAAAGATTGTTCGGTTTTCAGCGATACGCGAAACGCCAGGAATTGTCGGTGCAGCAAAAAGTCATATTTCGGTCTTGAAAATGATACGAGATAATGGATGGGATAACGTACTTATACTAGAAGATGATGTACAATGGGTGAATTACTCAAATGAAATCTTATTGGAACATATCAAAAACCCGTTCGATGTTCTGATGTTAGGAGGAGTGTATTTTCGCACTGAAGGAAATCGTATTACTAAAGGATACCATACATGTTCATACATAGTTAAACGATATTACCTTGTCAGATTATTAGACAACTTTGAATGTGGGTTAAAAAAATTATTATCTAATAAATTCAGTTTATTTCAAAAAAGAAATGAGATGATAAAACATGACAATCACAATCATATAGACGTTTATTGGTGTAAACTACAACAAATAGATAATTGGCGATGTATACTTCCCGCAATGGTTAGTCAAATAGAATCGTATAGTGATAATATAGGCGCGTAATGTTTACGTTGCGTGATTGGCAACGCAATCCTAAACATAAACCAAATTTGATTGTCAATGCTTCAGCTATTGACGGATCTGATTCTCCACAAAAATTTCCCATTGGAATGTGTTTCAAGTATGTTACTTATCAAAATCTGGAAACGCAACTAGGGCATCATGAAAATCTAGTATTTTGCGGAATCCGTGAATCTACAGATAATCTTAGACGCAAAAAAGTACTGAATAGATCGGCTATTGTGCGTATATTATCATCCAATGGAATTGAGAATACAATTCTTCCATCTTCCGAGTATTTTACATCGCTTCCGAGCTATAAATTTGTGATAAGTCCAGAAGGAAACGGTGTGGACTGCCATCGACACTATGAAGCACTTATGGCTGGATGTATTCCGGTAGTAGAAGACAGTATACATGTTCGAGAAGTATACGGGAACTGTCCGATTTTGTACACTACCGATTACTCTGAAATTACGTCAGAGTACCTTGAGAAAAAGTACGATGAAATGATTGATAAGACTTACGATTTTTCAAAGTTGTTTGTGTCGTCATATTCTCCAGACATACAGACTGAAATTCGGAGAAACAGTTCTTTTTGGACACGAATAGTTGAACCGAGAAAAATTCGGTGGGGTATTAAGTAAATAATGAACGCTTCTGCTATTGTGGGTGGTCGTCGCAAGACCCAGCGTTCTTCAAAGATCGGATCCCGACGCAAAGTGTGGAACGGAACGGCCGAAAAAACGAAGGGTGGTTTGACGCGCAAAGATCTGAAAAAAAACAAGCATGGTCGTATTGTGAGCGTCAAGCGCAGTGCACGTGGCGGAGCAATGGCGATGGCTGGTGGATATGATAGCAGCAGTTCTGACGAGGACAAAAAGAAAGATGAGGAATAAATAATGAAAGTCAAGACTTGGCATATTGGATGCCTTGTAGTTTTAGTTCTGGCAGCTCTGTACTTTCTTGTTTCAGTACGTGAAGGAATGGACGATCCAAAGTGTCCAGTTGGTGCACCTGGTATTAGCTCGGTAACTCTGACGGGAGGTCAGAAAGTGCGGTTGTACACTGCAGGTGAATGCTCGGCAATGGGAGGAAACTTTGCGGCGAACGGTGCCAGGAATTGGGGAATGGCTAATGATAGTGTAGGCGAATGTACTGGTACATCAAACGGAATCAATGTTGGTTTCTGTAATCAGTCAGCTCCTCCTTCGGCTGCTGCTCAAGCCGCAGTATCCCCATCATCTGGAATGGGTAGCACAACTCCCATGCCTCCAGGTCCAACGGGAACTGCTGGTAGCACAGCTCCCATGCCTCCAGGTCCAACGGGAACTGCGGGCGGAGCTTCCATGACCCCGGCGGTCCCATCGCCAACTCCATCAACTGCGTCATATCCGGCGTATAGTTTAACGTGTATGGCTGCTCCGGTGTCAGGAATGAAGGGGTCAGTGGGTATGCCCGAAACTCCGGCTGTGTGGAACGTTAACCAGCCTTCGCCGGGATGGAACTCTAAGTACGGATATCATCCAGGAACAGATTCGGGAGGGATGGCGGGTGGGGTAACGAGCAGTATGATGGCAGGGATATCTCCTACTTCAACTAATATTGGAACCCGTTAAGCATTTTAAGGATTAGATATTACTAACATTGGTCTATTCGTATAGTTGGTTAGTACGCGGGACTCTGAATCCCGAAACCTAGGTTCGAATCCTGGATGGACCATAAAGCATTTTAAACGCACCAACTTAAAATGAATAAATGCCAGAGTTTATCGTCGAAGCGAAGACTGTCCAAACAGGCGCTGTTCGCACACTGACGGAAGCTTTGAAGTGTATTCTTGTGGAAATGTCACTCATTTTTGACAAGGAAGGAATCAGGATGGTTGCCATGGACAATACTCGCACCGTCCTTGTTCATCTGCGTCTGTACGCCGACAAGTTCGAGAAGTTTTCGTATAATCATAACCAAGGCAAGTTTGTGATTGGTATTAATACTGATCATCTGTATCGCATTCTCCGTACTGCCACAAACGATGATACTGTTACTTTCTACGTTGACCAGTCTGATCCGAATACTCTCGGCATTCTTCTAGAAGACGGCGAAAAGAAGCAGGTTACGCGGTACAAACTAAATTTGCTAGACCGCGACGAGCCGGATATCCAGTTGCCGGAAACTGAGTTCTCGGCGCATTTCACTATGCCGTCCCTAGATTTCCAAAAAATCTGTCGCGATATGACTTTGCTGGGGGCCAAGACTGTTGAAATCAAGAACGTGGCTTCATCTCTCACGTTTGGATGCAAGGGCCACTTCGCTTCCCGAACGACCGTAATGGGCGACTCGGAGAACGAGTTTTCAATTAAGAAGAAGGATAATGCCGAGATTGTGACGGGTAATTTTTCCCTGCCTCATCTTGTACTGTTTACGAAGTGCACGAATCTGTGCAATAATCTAGAAATCCAGATGAAGAACGATTGGTTCATGCTAATTCGTTATGTCGTAGCTAATCTAGGCGATATCAAGCTGTGTCTGATGCCGTGTTCCACGTAATAAGAAAAAGAGGAGCCAAAATGTAGCCAATAGCAATTTCCGATAATTTCAACATCGTATGTTCCAATGAATTCCCTTGACGTATTTCCTGCTCGAACGCGAAAAAGCGTACGCCCAGAAAGTACTGGAGAAGTTGATACAATAAAATTATTGTGAGAAATACTGGGGAAAAGTACGCTACAACTCCAAATAAGATATGAAGAAGGCCGTAAATAGGATGTTTTTGCCAAACCTTCATTGTAATACAAGATCGTAATAATCGTACAAATACACCGACAGTTTCGCCAAAAGTTCCAACCCGAAACATCCGACCCAAACTGTTTCCGCTACCAAGAAATAGTTTATGAATTCGGTGGGTTGGATGTGCAGAATATCCCTTATAATTTGAAAGAATGGTGGTTCGTTATTCGTTAACTTCTGTTCGGCTACAATGGAAATACACACTTTGAAAAACACGTGCTGGATCCAAATAACTAAAAGAAGAACAAATACCAGAATTTGGAACCATAAGACAGGGTACAGTGTATGAGAAACTAACACCATGACACAAATCGTCGCACTAATGACGAAATGGCATACTCCCAAAATATACCCCAGAACTTCACCGTCACTAGATAACCATGAATAAATGAACCGAATAAATACTCTGAGATTTTCCTCGTATTTCTCTAATACAACTTCCATTGTTTCTTACGCAGCGTCTTCTTACTCTTTACTGAACGACGAAGAGTTTTACGAACTCCGCCTTTTCCTAGAGCATCAATTGACGGTACCGCATCAGCCGCTTCCGGAGATACATCTTCCGGCATTCCATCAACATACTTGAACTGAACACCATCAGTAAACAAGTCAGCATAAAAGATATTGTACTTTCCATCAGATCCACGGAATCCAGGATTCTTCATTCCAAGTAACCTAAATCCTCCAAGAAATGTCATATCGAAATACTCGGCGTGAGCAAATGTTTGGACTAAAGCCGTACGTGCTGGGATTACGACTTTATTCGGAGCGTGGAGTTTCGTCGCGGCTTCGTATTTACCTTTTTCCACACCAATCCCCAGTAATCCGCCTTTCTGGTACACTTTACGAATCATTTCAAGATTGTAAGCGCGCCCCGTCTTCTTTTCAGGGTACAGTTCAGTCTTCAGAGGTTGAAATCCGGGATGCGAAAATCCGACAGGAATGGTGGGAACGATATCAGGAATCTTTGAAATTGATCCGTATGACGTTACACGATCTAACGTTACGTATCCGGAATCAAGATGGGCATTGAATGTATTTCGCGCACCATCTCCTAAAAGTGTAGGAGATCCAAATGAAACGATGTGAATAGACTGAATAAATGGGAACGTACGACGTCCACACTCTGCTAAAATGAATCCAAAAAGAGTCGCGTAAGCTCCACCTAATGAATGACCTGTAATGAATAACCGAGTAGGTTTCTGGTTCATGATTTCTCGTTTAAGAAGGTCCCAGCTTTTCAGAATTGGTTTTACGAATGAGGCAGGTACGAAGTTGTCTTTAGTAGTAGACGTCATAGCTGTTCCGGGAGGCATGACTGTACTTAAATCTGCACGAGTGAACTGAGAATACAAATCATGCTTGAAGTTTTTCATGGTACTTGATCCCTTGAATACTAGTACAGCATCACTAGGTACCATAGTCGTTAGTTTTGCAGATAAATGGGTTCCTGTCACAAATAAGCACGTAAGATCGCTGGGACTTGAAATGTATGTGGCAATTTTTTGATTAGCTCCCGCTGATTCCTTCAAGACATACGAAATGGCGGGGCGACCTTCTTTAGAGTTCGCGTACGACGAAGGCGCACGACGATTCGCCGCAAACTGTTTGTCAAATGCCGTAATCGCAGAATTTACGGCAACGTTATCTTCAGTTCCGAATGGGGCGGAAATTAGAACTTGCTGTAGAATACCAGAATCACAATACACTAATCGCGACAACTGGGCCATGACTTTCAGCGTGTGAGTATACGTATCAAATGTAGGTTTATCAACTTGTGATTTCAAGATAACTTGACCACTAGAATCAGGAATAACTTCAATATCCCGCTGGGAAAAAATCACTGATCGCAGCGACGTGTCTTTCAACGTTTGTGTAGGTGCAGTCGCAGCACCTCCCTTTAATATTGTCTGCTTGTTTCCCATTATATTTAACTGGTTTTTTACTTGGGTCTTGCTTTGTGGGGAGTGTACGTAACATCGTCACCGATCTTAAAGTTTTCAATTCCGGGGTTAAGAAACGCACTATCGGATACAGTGGTAGTTGTGTTCCAGATCTTTACGATTGAGAACGGACCTTTTGGGGAAATAGCGATTCCGACAAGTGTTTCTTTTCGGTGAATCATGAGTTCGTTGGTGATACAGTGGACCATTAGGTTGATAAATGTACTGTGCACAACCTTATCCTCGATCTTCTTGGACCATGCTCCACCCGCCTCATTCTCGGGAACATCCCACAAAGGCTTGAATCCTCGGCGCATAAAGAAGAACATTCCGGACTCCCAAGCTTCCTTGGAAATTATGTCCACAACCGACCAGAACTGCTGGGGGGTTGAAACGTCTACGATCTTGACGTAACTTTCCAAAGAATAATCCTTGTTGTTGGGATCATGATACCACAAAATCCAGGAATACTGGAGTTTTGTGGTCTCTATAACTGACCCCATTTTATACTCTTTATGGTGATTCTTTAAAATGGATTCGTTTTTCGTAGTTTCAAACTATCTTATAGTATACAATGAGCCTTACCGTTGCACAAGTGTACGGGGTTCGTTTTGCAGAGAAGCTTTCTCTGCCGAAGATCGTTCAGGATAACATTGCCAAGCTGCGCATAACACCAGTAGCATTCAAGCCTTACCGTCCACCCGTAAAGGCTCCATACCGTACTAAGCCAGCAGAAAATTGGCGTGAGAACGCTCTTGTTGAAGCTGTGCGTCGAGTCAAGGAGCGTGATGATCCAGAGTACGATGAAGTGTTTGGGTCTTTGAACAAGATTGCTCCACGTACTCTTGATAAACTGTCTGAGAAAGTTGTTCAGAATATCAAGAAGCGCGACGAGATTTTCAGGCTCCGTGTCACGACTCTGCTTTTCGATATGGCGATTTCGCAGTCAGGATATGCTATTCTAATGGCAGACTGTGCCAAGAAACTTGTTTCCGATATTCCAGATATTCGTGACGACCTGCTGGTTCAGACCGAGATGTTCCCCAAGCTTTACAATATGAATAATACATTGACCTATCCTTCGTCTGAAGAGGCAGGGTTTGCGGACAAGGTCGTTGAGTGGATGAAGCTCAAAGATAAGCGCCGAGGGTATGCTAGGTTCGTAACGCAACTATTCGTGCGGGAGCTGGTCGAAGAGAAGACAGTGGGTGAATGTATGACTCACGTTTCATCTGATTTGACGGGAATGGCCAAGCAACCAAAAACTGAACAGTCCGAGGAAAACACGACGCAGTATGTTGACTTCCTCTTTGAAACGGCAAAGATTCTTCCGGAAGCAGCTAAGGATTTGAGGACCTTGATGAATAAGTTCATCCAGTCTGTTCTTGATATTCCTCGCCCCGACCTTCCAAGTCTTAATATGCGGTCGCGTTTCAAGCTGGAAGACGCCCTCAAATGCGTTCAGTAGATTCAAGTTCAAAGACGTTGTTTAAATAAATGTCCGTGCCTCCCGCCAGCGTCCTGCTTCGTGCGGCGCAGGTATCTATGACGGAGGATCGCCCGATTTACCTAGACTATTACCAGGATAGCGTAGACAAGAAGTGCTGCATTGGCGTTCGTGAAACTGAGAAGTTTTTAGTCAAGTCGGATTCTGAGTACACGTCCACGATCCAGTCTGTGTTCAAGTGTGAAACCTGCTATATCGTGATGACCGAAAACAGTCTGTACATTGTTTCTACGGATATTCCGATTAAGAAGATTCTGGCAGCGCCTAAGACTGAGTAATCTAAACGGGAGTCAACATGAACCTTAATGGAGATGTTGGTGTTCCCCCCACCACATTACTTTTTATTTGAACCTTTGAATGATGTGGAAACACTAAAGCTTTGGTCTGCGTACAAGGAAAAGTACGGACACCAGTGTGAGTTTTCAGAAGTGGATGCTGCAGACATCAATTCGGCCGAATCGTTTTCTCCATGGTTTGATACATGGATCTCTCAAATCCCAGCTAAACAGGCTACAAGAGTCAGAATTCTGATTATATGGCATGCCGAGTTCCTAACTTATTCATGCCAGCAAATGCTTCGTCGTTCTTTGGAACAACGTTCTTTCAAGTGTCGCGTATGGTTTCACGTTGAAGACCCTACCCTAATTCAACCAGCTATACATAGCCGATGTATTACAAAACGAATTCCGACTTTCGTACATCATCCGATAATAAAATGAAGGTTGTAGTATTTACCGATGGAGCGTGTGAGAATAATGGTAAGAAAGGTGCTCGTGCATCTTGGGGCGTATGGTTTCCAGATCACAAGGACTTTTCTGAAGCCCAAGTGATTCCTGCAGATCAACAGCAAACCAATCAGCGTGGTGAACTGATGGCGATTTCCAAGGCAGTTCAAATTATTGAGAAGAACTTTCCGTACGATACGGATATTCAGATCATGACTGATTCTGATTACTCAAAGAACTGCTTGACCAAATGGCTTCCTTCGTGGATTTCCAAGAACTGGAAGACTTCGACAAACAAGGACGTGTGTCATCGTGATTTGATTGAAGATACATCTACCCGTCTTTCAAAGTTCAATTCCTTTCTGATTATTCATGTGGATGCTCATACTGGCGGAACCGATTACAATAGCGTGAACAATGCTATTGTTGATAGAATGGCAACGAAAGTTCTGAATCCTGAAGCCGAAGTTAAGGTGATTACCACGAATACTCAGGTCGCAATTGAAGGTATGCCTCTAACTCTCATGGGCCCTCCCATTGCAGATAGTGCAATTCATACATGGTGCCGTGCAAATCTGGATAAGATGGATAAGGCGGCCGTAGATGCTGCTTTAGTATCAGCTCTGTCTAAGACACTGAAAAAGAAGGGATTTGAGCTAGTAAAGCATAAACTTTCTCGTACGACCGAATACAGACTCGTCAGCGCTAATCATTTAATCTCAGAGGGAACTACAATAATCAAAGAAGAATGAGTGTGACAGTCTATCATTTCTGGTCAAAGACGTGTGGACCGTGCCAGGTCATTAAACCGGCTCTTCAGCTACTTCGTACCGAGTTTCCGGACGTGAAGTGGGTGAGTGTAGATACGCATATGGATGTTGCTGGATATGCGAGTCAATTAAAAGTACAAGTTGTTCCTACGGTTGTTGTAGTAGCGACAAGGGCTGATGGTAGCTTAATAGGAAGTGAGCGCCACAGTGGTACCCAGATGATCGGGTACCATCGTATTCTTCGCAATGCTATGCGCGCAATTACTCCCCAATAGCTTGGGTAATGAGCTTACCATTTTTGTATAAATCAACAACAAACGTCTGGTCAGCGTTAGCAGCTGGAGCCGTGCACTTTTCTCCGCCCGAAGACATCATGCCACCAATACCCGATGAACTAACGTTAAGATTCGTAGTAGGTTTGTCGCTAAAGATAAATGATTTTGTCGTATCGTTGAAATACTCGGTCGTGAATGAATCGCTTGTCGTCACGACGGAAGTTATACCGCCCTGTTTTCCGGTAGCTGCCCAAGCTGACCAGTACCCAATCGTTCCACACAAAATTCCAATTGCCCAAGCTCCTAGAATTCCCCACCAAGGAACTGGAGGACACTGGGGCTGTTTAATAATGACGTAAGATTGGGCACCGGCTAATATAAGTACAAAAAAGAAGGGGACAAGAGCATACAGAGCTGTCGTGCCTCCTTTGTAAAAAAGACCGTTGAGGTAGTACCATCCAATCGCTAACGTGAACACAATCACGGAAGGAAATAAACGGGTCTTGAAAGAGTACCCGAACACATTCAGGGGTAAATCGCAAATACCCTCGTAAGAAGTTACGGGAGCTGCTGCTGCTGCCATTAATCTAATCTGCCTTTTATTTTCATTTCATCAATCCTACTCGGCGCAGAAGCCAAAACAATGGGAAAACTAGATACGACCATAGGACGGCAAAACTGCCAGAAGATACACCGAAATCTATAGCAAAATTTAGTCCCACAGCTGCTACTCCAACAATTACCGGAAGAACCAAATCAATAGCTTGTAAAAACATGCCGGAGAACAGGCTGAACCATGCTAATGCCATCGGTAGGAACACCACAACTGTTCGTGCCACATTCCACCAGAATTTGGAATTGTACTCTCCGACTGGGGCATTTTTGGAAACGGTCCATCCCGTATAAATACCAAGACCAGCTAGAAGTGCGACTTGAACACCTATGATTGCAGCAGCGGCTGGGTCCATTGATTATTCCCAAGATACAAAATAACGCCAAACTACAAATGAGCGACTGCTCTAAGGCTCAAAATCCGAGCCCGATTAATTTGTCACAATCTACAGCTCAGCCATGCGACAGTCTGTGCGATCTTGTGATGGACGACGCATATGCGACGAATGGGTATGTAGCTATCGAAAGTGAGAAATTTTTAGTTTTATCTAGTCAGACAAATCTGGGTACTTGTAAATTCAACGGGGAAGGTTATTCTTGTTATGCTTTAGTTGTGACTCATCCAAGCAGTCACACTATTGAAAACATCCAGGCTGACGCTGAAGTCCAGGCATTATTCAGGAATCCTACAGGTAAACATCTGACAATTTCATCACTTATTCGTGTTAACCCTGCCGAAACTCAATCCACTAGTTTTTTGAACAAGTTTATTCCATATGCGGTCACTGGACAACGTACTGAAGTTACACTGAACAACTGGTCGTTAAGTATGATGGTTCCACCGAATGCTACATTTTATTCGTATCAAGGAACCAATCTTGTTTGTAATCCTTCTCAAGTTATTGTGTTTGGATCCATGATCAACATTGATTCGAACGCGTTTGCTTTACTAGTGAAAAAAGCGAAACGTACTTCAGTAGGTGTCCAGCCGCTAGGAAGTCGCCAAGTCTATTTCAATAACGGTCAGCAGTTACCTGGTCCTCAAATGCCTAACGACGGAAAGATTTACATGCGCATTCGCTCAAACAAAGCTGATGATGATAAGAAAAAAGGTAGTAAGTTCGTTAAACCTGTGTCTAGAGCCGATGTATCCAGTGTCCAAACTAGTGAGCGTAACAATAGCGGGATAATGGGCTCTATTTTCAACTGGACACGCACGCAGGCAGCTTATAACGGATGGTTTGCGCTTTTGAATGTTTTGCTTATGATGATAGCTATAGGGCTGGCTATTTATGCTGCGTACGCCTATAACGATCAGGTGGCAGTTCTGCTTACCCTGAACGATAAAGCTCGTAATTTTGCAATGTGGATGCGCGGTAGTGTTGTAAGTGGTGTATCGAATATTTCCTTACCTAGCTTAAACTTAAAAACTTCAGCGGCTTCTACACCGACAAGTTCATCTCCTTCATTAACTAGGTCTACTGGAAGTCGAAGCTTGATTCCTGAAACTAGTTCTCCTTCCTTAACTAAATCTACTGGAAGCCGTAATTTAATTTAGTGACGTCTTTCATCCCAGTAGGTTTCGTACTCTTCAGGTTGCTCGTCCCATGCCGACTCATCCTCATCTTCCTCTAGAGGAGCATCATCATTATCCAGCGCTTCCTGAACCTTGTCGCGCTTTACCCGAATCTTGCGCTCTACAGTATGCCAACCATCATCTTCAGTCTTAGATGCTGGAACTGGTTCATGTTCAGGGTGTACTTCCTCCTCTTCGTCATCGTATTCATCGTACTTCTTATCGTAACGCGAATACATTAGTCGTGTTGTAGGAATTAAGATTTCCTTTGTGGGAACCACCGTATCTACCTTGGGGGTGTCGGTGATCTTCGACAGGAAACTTGGCCCCTTGAAATTACCCATGGGCGTATGGCTTGATACAAATGCAGGAAACTCGGTTTCAACGATCTTAGTTTCCTTCATAGTGTGTGGCTGCTTCTCCTTGCGATTTCGCAAATGCGGTGGTACGTAAGACATCTTGGTGATGTAAGTACTTATTATAGGAGAAAATCCGTTTTAAAAACGAACTTACACCTTCATAGCTCTAGACACTTAAAGATGACGTACGGCGTTTCAATTGCCGCAAACGGTACGGTTTCTGATATTCAGATCCCTGCAAAGACCACAGATGTCCTGGAATGGATTCGGAAAAAGTACAAGTCCCCAGAGTTTCAGTTTCAAGGAAAGATCCAGGATCCGTTGAATGAAACTCAATGGCTTTCGATATTCGCATGTGCATGTGACAATCCTGATTTGATGAATAATCATATGCTTCCTTCTCCGTTTGATGAGGAAACGTATTCGGGTAACATTGTAGTTCTGGCTACCGAGTCCGAAGATCAGGACCAGTACGATGTGCATATTTCTGAGTACAAGAACTTGAAGGCTTCAGATTACAATGCTCTGTATCAGGAATGGACCTTTGCAGACAATGAAGAGGAAGGTGATGCAGAAGTAGCCGAAGAGGATGAGGAGGAGGGGGAAGAGGAAGAGGAAGAGGAGGAAGAAGTTCATCGTGAACTCGTCCATTCACGTCCAATTCATACTAGGTCAAAGAACGTGTTTGTAGATTGCCCGATTCGCGATAAGGTAGTGGAAAACTTCAGTGAACTTCTGGAAGCAGATATGTCTAAAACGTTAGAAGAATCGGTTCTACATGTAATCAGCGACCAAGCTTTAAAAGAAGGCATTG